CGGCGCCGACCGCGTTAAACATCTGGATGTACGCGGGCGTCGTCGCGCCCGTCGGCGAGGAGACCGCGAGCGCGTACAGCTTCACCGGAGCCGTCGAGACATCGGCCTTGGCCGCCACCTGCCCCCGTGAGAACTGCAGGGCGTCGGTGAAGACCTCGAATCGGCCAGCGGTTTGCTTCAGGGCGTTGCCGACGTTTTGGAACCCGTCTCTCTCATACGCTTGCGCGCATTTCCACTGATAGATCGCCGTGACGTTCGACATCAGTGTTCTCCTAGCGCGACGCGCCCGCCGTCACTCCCCTGGTTTGCGCGCTGCATCGATGACATTTGGATGTTGACGACCTTGGTCGGCCCGCGCTGCGCGGCGTACTCCTCGCTCTCCCAACCCTCGGTCGCGTCAAGATCGCGCTCGACGTCCGAGCAGTCGAAGCAGGACTCGCTCAACTCTTCGACGATTTCGTTGTAGGCCTCCGGCGACGGATCCTTGATGCCGTAGCGGCAGATGATGAAGTCGCCATCGGTGGTCTTGATGCAGCAGTCCCGGCGAGGGGCTTTGTGCAGCCAGATCGCGAGCTCGAGGGGAACGATCTTCTCGCGCTCGCCGGGATGCAGATTCGTGACGACGCTCGCGTACATGATCTCGCGCTTGCGATCGAAGTCGTTCTCCGCCCGGTCGTACAGCGTGACGTACGTGGTAGAGGCCATAGCTACGGCAACTGGATGGGGACGATCACTGCGCCAGTGAACCCGTCGAGACGGAAGCACCGATGCGGATAGTCGCAGTGGAAGTTATCCCAGATCCGGTAGAACGCTTCGAAGGCGTCGATCGCCATGCGGCCCGTGCCGACGCGGCAGAGGATGGCCCCGTCCTCCTGAGCCCACGCGCCAGGCTCCAGTGCATATCTCTTGAAGCCGGACCTGTCTAATCCGAAGGCCACGTTATATGGCGCATATTTATCTTCGATGATCGGCACGCCGCCGAATCCCAACTGGCGCTGCTGCATCGCGCGCGTGCCCTGGTCGGGGTTCATCAGGTCGGCACCGACATAGCGCCGATAGGATTCCATCGTCTGGATGTAGACGCGTCGCAGTGAGTGGTGCATGACGAGGTCGGTAATCGAACCGCCGCCGCGCTGATCAGCGACGTCGGAACCGCGCTGGATGACATCGGAGCTCCACGCGCCGACGTTGGGAATGACCGTCGACTGGAAGAGCGGATAGGTGTAGCGGTTCACGTTGTGGAGCGTCAGGACGTAGCCGCCGTCGTCGACCAGCCCGCCGAGCCCCATGATCTCCTTCTGGTAACTGGTGTCAGAGACATCGGTGACCGCCGGATGCTGCACGCGCACGATGTAGTCGTTGTCCGACGCGTTCACCGCCGAATCGAGAATGAGGCGATCCCCTGGCGTCGGCACATTCACGACCCGCCGCACGCTGTTCGCGCGAAGCTGGCCGTTGGACGGATTGACGAGACCGACCGTCATGCCGGGCGCGATGAAGCGCGCGCCGTTGATACTTCCCGCCCAGCCGCCGGGACTGTCGACGTTCTGCGTGGCGCTGTTGGCCGCGCCGTTTATAAATGCGTATATGCCGAGGCCAGTTCCAAAGATCGCGCGGCCCCTTTCGTTCTGGAGGTCAAGGATGATTCCCTCCATTTCCTGCCTGAACGCCGGGGCGAACGCGCCGCGCGAATTCTCACTGGCCTTCATGACCTGGGCACTGAGCGTGATGCGCCCGTAGAGAAACCGCACTGGGATGCGTGTGTCGACGTACTTCTGCTTGTCCGCTTCGGGCAGTGCGCCCATCTCACTGGCCCACCCAATTCCCTGGTTGCGACCAATGCGACTGGGGTAGACGACTTCGCGTCCCATCCAGGCACTGTTGTCGCCCTCCTCAAAGATCGTGAGGACGCGAGTGCGGGTTGGGATCATTTCTCTTATTCCAGCCTCGTAGACCTCTTTGAGTACCGCATCATAGGATGTTGTTTCCTGCGCCATGAGTGCCTCGCTGTTAGCCGACGCCCTGTCTCAACATGTCCAACGCGCGCTGGTGCATCGCTCGTTCAAAGGCCTGCGGATTGTTGGGATCCATCTTGGGCAGTGCAGGCTGACCGGGAGCACCGCCCGCAGAGCGCGGCGGCAGATTGTTCATGCGTTGCTTGGCGTCATTGACCCTGACCTGGGCCTCGCGCTTGACGTACTCGTACTGCTTCAACACTGCGTTGAATGCCTGGTCGAGGATCTGTCGCTCACCCGAGAGATAGGCGCGAGCCGTATCGGGATTGGAGCCAATGATGCCGGCCACCTGATGACTGAGCAGTTGCACATCGTCCGGGGAGGAAGACAAACCAGCCGACTTGGCGAGCTCGCCCAGCCGGTGATGTTCGTCCTGGATGTAGCGGTTGTAGCCCTGTGCCTGCACGCGCTCGGCCGTCTGGCTCGCTTGCTGGTAGCCCTGCGCAAGCATCGGCGCGGTCCGCACCAGGTTCATCAACTGGGCGAACTTCGGATGGCGCGACATCAGATCAAAGAGCGTGTTACCTCCGGCGTCCCAGCCCTCCGGGAGCGCCTCCGGCATTTGCTGCTGTCGCGCGAACATCGATTGGAGCGCCTGCTGGAACGACTGCCGGAGCGACTGGTTGTCGGCGACGCTCTGTTCGTACGCGCGCTGTTGCTGCTCGAAGGCGCGTTGCCATTGCTTGCTCGAATCAAGGACTTCCTTGAAACGCCCGTAGGGAATCTGCTGGCCCGCGAGACGATCACCCGGCGCTGACGGGGCCGAGTCCGAAGTGGTGTCGCTCGCGGGCGTATCAGCAGCCATCCCGTCGGCGCCTTCACCTTCCGCGCCGCCACTGATGGCAGGGAAGATCGTTCCGTCAGCGAAGTGCCAGAACGATCCGATCAACACTGCGGCGGGGGACGACTCCGCCAGTACGTCCATCTGCTCGTCTTCCATGTGGCACCCATGGCGAGGGGCGAGTTCGCCGTTACGCCCGGAAAACACAAAAAGCCCGACGAGGGCGGGATCACCGCCCCGGTCGGGCTTCTCGTGTCGAGGTTAAGCCGCTAGGTCAGGTCAGCAGTTCGTCGGCCGGCACACCTCCGCGTCCTCGGCTTCCATGCGCCGACGCGTGTGCTTCTCGTTGCGCTCGAAGACGGCGAGCACACCGTCGTGGTAGTGCAGCGTGACGCTGCCGGTGAAATCACGCGGCAGGCGCTTGTCGATGTAGCGCAAGATGAATTGGGGCACGGAGGGCATCAGCCACCACGCCTCAGCATGCTGGCAATCTGCTGGAGCCCACTCGCCTGGTCCCAAGGGCTCGCGTTGCCCCAGGGAGTCGCGTTGCTACCCTGAATGCCGCTCGTCGGGGGCGGAAGCGGCCCCGCGCCCCGAAGGGACTGCAGTGCGTTCAAGGCGCTTCCGGTCGCCGGGGCAAAACCTCCCGTGCTACTGGCTTCTTGAAGGGCCTGACGCGCCTGCGCGCGCGATGGACCCCACCGTCCCGAATCCACCGGACGCCCGGACGGCCGGGTCGGCGCGGCGACCGGCGCGGTTGGGGCACCGATCTGCGGGCGCCCCGCGAGCAGATCCATCCCCGGTCCGGGTCCCCCCATGTTCCTTTGCAAGTTCGCTACGAGATCAGCGAGGCCCGACGGCGCAGCCGATGCGGGAGTGAGTGGCACCGGCCGCGTCGTGGGCAGCGAGGGCGATGCACCGCCTCCCGCAGCTCGTCGAGCCGCATCCTCAGCGGTATTGGGGATCCACAGGCTCTGTGCTTGCGGAGCTCCCGCAGCGGAAGCGGGGATCCAGCGGCCCGACAAGTCGAATGGCATGGCTTAGCCCTTGTCCATGTCGGTGTCTCTCACGAGCCGCGAGAGCCCGGAGGGGCGCGGTGGAGACGAGGTGACGCGGGCAGACGCTGAGGGGACACGCGCCCCCGCATTCCGGCGCGCCCGGTCGCGCGCGAACTCCGCTGGCGTGTGCGTGGCGCCAGTTCTCATGTTCTTCGCCTCGACCACGTGGCTCCGGCCGACGGGGCCTCGAAACGCCAGACGGACCGTATCCCCACCGCGTTGCACCGTTCGATATCGCACGCCTTTTAGTGGCATGGCCAATTTCCCCTTTGTCAGCCGGACCGTTTCATGTCAAGGATTGCCGCAATCCCTCGGCAGTGATGATGACGACCCGCCGTTGGAGCTCCTGGGCCTTCAGGATCGCGTCGAGCCATTGATCGTTCGTCCGGTAGCCCGATCGAATGATCAGCACCTCCGGGTTGTCCCGGTCCTCGACCCGTGTCGCCAACCGGGGTTTCATGCGCCAAGCGTCTGGCCCATCGCGCCCGCGCGACCAGCCATCGCGGCTGGCGAGCTGGCTCCCAACGTCGGCGTCGTGCGCCGTCGGGGTGGCCGCTGCACGACGGCTGGCGTGTCGAGAAGGCTCGAACCCTTCGTCTGCGCCTGCGCCCGCTGATCCTGGCCCTGTTGGGCGGAGCCAGCCGGCGCGACGCCCGCGAGCTGTGCTGCCTGATCCGGCGAGAGGTCGCCGCGCAGGCCCACCTGAACCTTCGGCGGCGGCTGGCCCTGCGCCTGCTGGAAGAGCCTGGTGTGCTCGGTGTGTTTCATCTCCAGGATCTGTTGCAACGGCATCGGCAGGCCGAGCGCGAACTCGCTCTTGAGGAAGTTGCCGATCTCGAGCGCGAAGGTGACATGGCCGTCGACGGTCGGGCGGATGCGCGGCAACGGCACGCCCTGCTGGCCACAGAACTGCACGATCATGTCGTAGGGCACTGGTTGCCCGGCTTGCTGACTGATCTGCTGCGCCGCTGCCAGCGCCCCCTGGATGATCTGGACGGCCTGCGGGTTCAGCGCGAGCATCGACACCTGATCGCACTGCATGACGGCCATTTTGGTGTCGCGCGCCATTCCGGGAGTCAGCATCGACAAGTCGTACAGCTCGAGGACTTTTTGCTGGATTTCAGGGTCGCGAATATTTATCGCGCCCATATTGATGGCCTGTTCGATCGCGGCGCGCTCGACGAGCGTCGACTTCGGCATGCCGGAGCCGGCTTCGGGCACCACGTCCACTCGGCCCGTCAAATCGGCCGCCATGAACTTCGAGATCTCCCACTGGCCGTTGCGCCCCTTGATTTTGAGCAATCGCGGCTCGGTGGCGAACTGGCGGAAGATCGCGAGCGCCATGCGGCCAAATTTGGCCCACGCCTGTTCCCAGAGAATGAACATCGGCCCGAAACGCGACATCGCGCGTTCCTGGAGCATCTGCAGCGCCACGCCAGCACTCACACCGGCCGGACGGTCGCCTTTCATCACGTCGAACGTCGCCGCGAGCTCCTCGAAGTCGTGATCGATCATCTGCATCCACGAAATGAGGCCCGTGGGGATTCCTTGACCAGCGACGCGCGCCGGCGGGTGTGGCGACGGCCCAAGCGCGTTCCAGGTGATGACTTGGCCCGGATCGCCCGTAAATTGCGTGACATTGGCTCCGGCAGGAACCAACCAGACCGGATTGGCCGTCCGATTGAGGATGGCCTCGATCAGTGACTCCAAACGGTTCCTCTGAACCTGTTTGAGCGCCAAATCGTCGGCCACGGTCTTCGGCCAGGCGCTGCCGGGCACCAATTTCGTCGGAAAATGCACCAGGGGGAGGAAATAGTCCTTCGTGCCGTCAGGACGACTGTCGAAGTAGGCCAACGGACCCACATAGACGAGTAATTCGGTCCCCACGATGATCGCCAGGAGCCCATCGGGGTAACTTTCTTCCGGCAGGCACCAATACCACGTCTCCGTCACGCGACTCGCCGTCATAACGCCCTGATTGAAGGGCCAGGTGCGTCCGAAGCCGCCCCCGACCTCCTCGACGGCTCCCGCGAGCAGCGGCAGGCGCTCTTGATAGAGCTCGCCGGTGTTGGCGGCACTGTCGGCGTGGATTTGGTCGGCAAAATCGGGCCAGCGGCGCTTCGCCTCGTCGACCGAGATCGATTTCTTCCTCGCGCAGTCGTGGGCGAGCGAAAAATTGCTCACGGACGTGTCGTAGAACATCTCGAAGCACGTCGCGATGTCCGCATACATCTTTCCGATGGGCGCTTCGTGCCCAATCGGCTGTCCCGTCGTCGGATCCATCGCCGGAGCCATCGGACCGCCGCATCCGGGTGCCAAACACGCTTGAGAATCGGTCGGCGGCTGCTGAATTCCGCACGTGGCGCATTGCTCGTGCTGCACGAGGCGCACGCCGTGGTCCGGCGAGGGGTCGTAGCCCGCCTCGAGCCACGCGCCGCCCGTGAAACCGGCCCAGACGGCCAAAATTTGGCGCTGAAGACGGATATCGATCTCGTTCGCGACGATTTCCATCACGCGATCGGCCACATTCGCCGTCGCGAGGTCCTCGGGATCGTCCGTCGCGGGTCGAAAATTGAGCGTGGGTTCCACGCGAGCCAGGACGGAGCAGTAGGCGTCCATCGTGGAGGCGTAGCGGTTCGTCACGGCGCGCGGCGTGTTGCGTTTGAGGGCCGCTGGACGCCAATTTCCGAGTCGATAGTCGTACACAATCCACTGATGGCCACGGTAGAACAGAATATTGCGCCACGCGGTCCGCATCATCGCATCGCGCCCGTGCTTCCAGAGCTGCATGCGGTCGCGCACGCGCGTTTTGATCGCGTCCTGGTCGGCGTAGGGGTCGGGCGGCAACCCCGCCACGCCGCCCATCGCCTCCACGGGCGTCGTCGGAGCGCCGCCGAGCATGCTCATCGCCTGCTGGGCGAGCGATCCGAGACTCGGGGCACCGCCCGCTGGAGCGGGAAAGACACTCATGGCGTGTCGGTCTCGCCGATCAGGTTCATTTCGGGCTGCTGGAGCATCTCGCGCAGTTCCTTGGCGAGCTCCGCCTCGCGCTCGGGGCGCAGCGGCTGCGTGACGGGCGGCAGGGCCTGGTGCTGCGCGCGGCACTGGTCGATGGCGAGCTCGGCGCGCTGCCGCTCGTGCACGTAGAGCCCGCGCCAATAGAGCACCTCGTGCTCCAGGTGGCGCATGTGCCGCCGCTCCACGCCGAGATGCCACTTCCACCAGCGGCCGACGATCACAGCGGGGCTCCCGCGCGTGCCATGCGCTCGACGCTTCGACCCACCGCCAGATGCTGCCGCGCGGCGACGACGCCGAGAATGTGGCGGACCTCGCGGAGCTGGCGCTCCCGCCACGGCACGCGTGTGGGCCGGCCGGCCCGCACCATCTGGACGATGCTCGAGTAGATCAGCGCCTCACGCCACGTCTGGCCAAGGAGCGGCATCAGCCGACGTACTCCTCGTCGCCCGCCCCGAGCGCCCAGGCGAGACGGGCCTCCTCCGCCGCCTGATCGCTGCGATGCGTGAACCACGCCATGCGCAACGACGCGGGATCGAGCCAGGGCTTGCGCGTGAGGAGGGCCTCCTCGAACTCGCGGCGCTCGTTCACCTCGACCTCGCGGTCGGTGTAGGGCGTGACGCGGGTGCCCCGCGCGCCCGGGATGCCGCGCACCTGATAGAGATCAGCCACGGTGTCGAGCAGATCGTCGTGGGCCGAGTCCTTGTCGGTGCGGAACTTGTCGGCTTCGTCCCGGAAATCGTCGAGCGCCTCGCAACTGTTGAGCGCGTGGATCTGTCCGGCCTCCCAGGGAGCCTGGAGGCTTCCGATACGCACGCCCTTCGTCACGCGGGTGTCGCGCTCAAGCTTGACGAGCGGCAGTTGATAGCCGCGACGCGAGCCCTCCATGTTGAGAATGGTGAACAGGCCCTTCTGAAAGCCCGTCGCCTCGATGCCGACGGCCATCACGCGGGGAAACTCCCGGTGGAGCTCGAAGATGGCCTGCGACAGCGCGTACTCGTCGTGCTTCATGCGTCTGAGCTCGAGGAGCCAGAGATCCCCCTGGTGATCGAAGCCGCCGACGGCGATGGCCGTCCAGTCCGCCCACTTCTTCAGGCTGGCGGCGGGATCGACGGTCATGCAGATCCAGAGCTCGTCCCACGGCGGCATGTCCGCCCGCGCGACGACATCGAGCTTGCCGCGCTTGAAGTGCTGCGTGTCGGACGACACGGGGTCGAGGAGGTACTGCGCGGCGAAGTCGGACGAGCCCATGTCCTGCCGCTCGCCGAGGAGCCAGTCGAAGGAAAACCGTTCGGGGAAGGTGAGGCGTCGCCAGCCGACGCCGCCGATGTCACGTGCCCCGACTTCGCCGACCGATGCGGGTTCCCACGCGGGCACCTGGTAAATGCCGAGCTTGCGCCCGCGCGTCTTCACCTCAAGCTTGAGCCGCGAGTAGTAGTCGTCGTAGTGCCAGTGCGTGCCAACGTAATCGCGCGTGGTGATGCCGCCGTCGCTGCCGATCGGATCGAAGAGCGGGCGGATCTTCTTCATGAAGTCGACGACGTTTTCCCGCATGTCCTTCGTCTGCGAGTTCTCCTTGCCGATCACGTCGTCCGCCGAGAGGTGATCGTAGTGCTGGCTCGTCAGCTCACCGGTGATG